CAGACGATTTTTAAATTTATAATATGTCATTAAAAATAATTAAAAGAAATGGAGACCTTGTGGCGTTTAATCCACAAAAGATTTACAACCGTGTAAAGCGCTCCGCAAAAGGATTAAGTGTTAACTCTGATGAGATTTTTATCAAAGTTATTACTTCTGTACCGACAGAAGGCAAAGTCACCACTAAGGAGTTGGATAAGTTGATTTATGAAATTGCCGCGGCATATACTGGTAGCCATCACGACTATTCAAGACTTGCATCGTCTGTTGCCATTTCATCTTACCACAAAGAAACTTCAGATAGTTTTTGTGATACTATGAAAGTATTACATGGCGATGGTATCATCCATGAAGAGCTAATGAACAAGATAAATCAATATGGTGAAGAAAACATTGACTCTATCATCAATCATGAAAATGATTATAACTTTGATTATTTTGCTTGGAGGTCTCTACAAGAAATGTATTTGTTAAAAAGACCAAACGGACAGGTTGTGGAACGACCACAACATATGTATATGAGAGTTGCGTTGTGGGTTACGGATAGTTTAGAACAAGCTAAAGAATATTACACTTCTTTATCAAACCAACTAATTTCTAAGGCAACACCTATCATGATTAACTCCGGTACAAAAGTTCCACAATTAGCATCTTGTGTATTACATTATAATGATTCAGATTCGAGAGAAGGTTTGTTAGGGACTTTGAGAGACATTTCAACATTCTCTTCAGACGCGGCAGGTATTGGACTTTCAATGTCAAACATCCGTAGTAAAGAAAGTAGAATTTCAACATCAGGTGGATATGCTGGTGGACTTTTGAAATACTTAAAAATTGTTAATGAGTCACTTAGATTCTTTAACCAACAAGGGCGTAGACCTGGTAGTGCTGCTATCTATCTTGAACCATGGCACAAAGATATTTTTGATTTATTAGACATCAAAAAGAACACAGGTGCAGAAGAACTAAGAGCACGTGATTTATTTACGGCACTTTGGATTCCTGATAATTTTATGAAGGCGGTTAAAAACAATGCTGATTGGTATTTGTTCTGTCCTAATGATATTAAAAAAGCCGGATTGAAAGCATTACAAGAATGTTATGGTGAAGAATACGAAGAAGTATATAACACGGCAGTTAGTATGGGTCTCGGTAAAAAAGTTAAGGCTCAAGACATTTGGACTAAAATTGTTGAATCACAAGTAGAAACAGGTGTTCCTTATTTATGTTCTAAAGACAATGCGAATAGAAAAACTAACCACCAAAATATTGGGGTAATTAAACAATCTAACTTGTGTAATGAGATTTACCAATACACTGATGAGAAGACTACTGCGATTTGTACTTTATCATCTATGGTATTGAAAAACTTTGTAAAAGATGGTGAGTTTGATTTCAACTTGTTATATGAAGAAACACGTAAAGTTGTAAGGTCATTAAACAAAGTAATTGATATTAATAACTACTCAACCGAAAAAGGTCGTAAAGGTGGTTTAGAGCAAAGAGCAATTGCTATTGGAACGCAAGGTTTGGCTGATGTTTTCTATTTAATGGATTACACTTTTACATCCGATGAAGCGAAAAAATTAAATAAAGATATTTTTGAAACTATCTATTACGCGGCAATTACAGAAAGTAATGTGTTATGCATGGAAGGTAAGTACCAACCTTATGACTTATTCAAAGGGTCACCTATGTCAAAAGGTATTTTCCAATTTGATATGTGGAATGTTAATGAAACAGAACTTTCAGGAATGTGGGATTGGAACAAATTAAAGAAAAGTGTTTCTGATTATGGTGTTTGCAATTCATTATTTACCGCTCAAATGCCGGTAGCATCTTCAGCGAAAATCACAGGTTCATATGAAATGACAGAACCTGCACACTCAGCAATCTTTAACAGACGAGTTGTAGGTGGAGAAATTATGATTGTAAACAAATACCTTATCAATGACTTTGAAAAAATTGGTATTTGGTCTGAAGATTTAAAAAATGAAATTATCCTTAACGAAGGTTCAATTCAAAACATTAACTTCAATAATTACTTGGACTCTGAAGACAAGAACTATTTGAAAAAAGTAAAAAGAATTGAACACTTAATTCCTAAGTATAAAACAATTTGGGAGATTTCACAAAAACAACTAATTGATATGGCTGCGGATAGAGCACCATTCATCGACCAATCACAGTCAATGAATATCTATATGGGTAATCCAACTTTATCTAAAATCACATCATCTCACTTCCACTCTTGGGAAAGAGGTTTGAAAACTTTATGTTATTATGTAAGAACCAAAGCTATTTCAACAGGAGCTAAACACTTGGCAGTTGACGTATCAAAAATACAACAACCCAAAGTTAAAGTTGAAGTTCCCACTGTAAGTTATAGCGATATGAACTTACCACCAAAACCTGAAAATAGTGACTTTGATTGTTTTGGATGTTCATCCTAATTGCAACACTAATCCCGACACTATGTCGGGATTTTTTATTTCATAACTATTTATTGAAAATATCACGACACTATATTTATGTAATATGGCAAATGGCATTACGTATGGTATAAATTTTCCCTTTTTACAAAGTTCAAAAGGAAACTATTTAAAACTGACTGAAACAACTGATGAAGAAATCAGAACAGACCTTGTACACTTATTATTAACAAGAAGGGGTTCACGATATTTTCTACCTGATTTTGGTACTCGTTTATATGAGTTTATTTTTGAACCACTTGATGGTGCAACGTTTGAAGAAATTAGAGCAGAGATTGAAGAACAGGTTGCAACTTACATACCAAACCTTACTATAAACAGTATTACTGTTGAACCATATACTGAATCAGGTGATGTTGTGGGACAATTAGATTACGAACTATTAGGTCAAGCAAGTATTTATCGTATACCTGGTGCGAATACCGCAGAATACACAGCAAAAATAAAAATTGACTACACTAATGACGCTAGAGCATTCGGTAGTAGAGAATTTGTGATAATTAACATATAAGATGGCAAACAATAAAATTAATTATACTGATAGGGATTTTGAGGCAATTAGACAGAGTTTAATAGACTATACAAAACAGTACTACCCTGAACTTGTTCAAAACTTCAACGACGCTTCGGTTTTTTCAGTACTAATGGACTTGAATGCTGCGGTGGCCGACAATTTACATTATCACATCGATAGAAGTATACAAGAAACGGTACTTCAATATGCTCAACAAAAGTCTTCTATTTTTAATATTGCAAGAACTTATGGTTTAAAAATACCAGGATATAGACCTTCAGTTGCTGTTGTTGATATTTCTATAACAGTACCACCTTTTGGGGATGCTGAAGATTTTAGATATTTAGGTGTTTTAAGAGCTGGCTCACAATTTAATGGAGGAGGTAATACATTCGAAACAGTATACGATATAGATTTTTCAACACAATATAATCAAGAGGGTGAAGTTAATAGAACTAAAATACCGACTTTTGACTCTAACAACAAAATTATTAATTACGTTATTACAAAAAGAGAGGTAGTAGTAAATGGAACAACAAAAGTATATAAAAGAGTAATCAACCCTACAGATGTTGTACCATTTTTTAATTTTTTCTTACCTGAAAGAAACGTTTTAGGTGTTACATCAATAATACAAAAAGACGGAACAGGATATCCTAACGTACCTAATTACACAGAATTTGCAACCTCAACTAATCGATGGTATGAAGTAGACGCACTAGCCGAAGATACTGTTTTTATAGAAGACCCAACGAAACCCGTAGACAATGCTGGTGTAAAAGTTGGAAAATACATTAAAACCGATAAGAGGTTTGTTACCGAATATACACCTGAAGGGTTTATGAAAGTCCAATTTGGGGCTGGTACTACAACACCAAATGACCAATTAACAAATTTTGCCAAAAATGGAATAAAATTAGATTTGGCAAATTATCAAAATAACATAGGTTTAGGTCTAACGGTTCAACCAAATACAACAATATTTGTACAGTATAGAACTGGTGGTGGTTTAGCATCAAATGTCGGGGTTGGGGTTATTAATCAAGTTGGTACTATTGATTTTGCGGTTAATGGTCCATCGGATAGTATAAATTCAAACGTTATTAACTCATTGACTGTTAATAATGTCACGGCAGCAATTGGAGGTTCAAATCCACCTTCCACTGAAGAAGTAAGAAACATGGTGGCGTTTAATTTTGCGGCCCAAAAAAGAGCGGTAACAGTAAATGACTATAAATCTCTTATTGATACTATGCCAGGTAGATTCGGTGCACCTGCTAAAGTTGCAATCACTGAAAATAATAATAAAATTACAGTTCAAATTTTATCATACGACCAAAGTGGTAAACTTACACAAACGGTATCAAATAATTTAAAATCAAATCTTGCGACTTATCTTTCTAAATATAGGATGATTAATGACTACATCTCAATAGATGTTGCAAGAGTTATTGATTTGTCATTTGATATATATGTAGTATTAGAATCAAATGTAAATCGAGGTCAAGTTATTACTGAAATAATTAATCAAGTCTCAAATTACATGGCACCTGAAAATAGAGATTTAGGTCAGAATGTTAATGTTTCAGAAGTAAGAAGATTAATACAAAACACAGCCGGAGTACTCACACTTACAAATTTACAAGTATTTAACAAAGTTGGTGGACAATACTCAACATCAGAAACTTCACAAAGATATCTTGACCCTAAGACAAGAGAAATACAACTGATTGATGATACAATATATGCGGAGCCAACGCAAGTTTACCAAGTTAGATTTAACAACAAAGATATTAAAGTATTTGTTAAAAATTTAGCAACTGTAGATTTCTCATAAGATTATTTATTTCCTATGTGTCTTACCTACTTTTAAAATGGGTAAAATAACTATTTATTTTTAAAAGACTAATGACCAAAAGTTATAGGATAAGAACAGCACCGGGTACGGACAAAAATATTAGAGTCAATATTAATCAAGATTTTGACTTTTTAGAGATACTTTCTTTAAAATTAAGACAAGAAGATGTCTACACGAGATTTTGTGCAGACTATGGAGTTGTGGCTGGTAGAGTCATAGTCAATGGAGGGTACGGAGTACCAAATGCGAATGTATCAATATTTGTTCCACTTGACGCAATAGATGAAAATGACCCTGTGATTTCCACACTTTATCCTTACACATCGGTTGATATTAAAAATGAAGATGGATACCGTTATAATCTTTTACCATATAGACAAGAATACGGAGGACACACACCAACAGGTACATTTCCTGATAGAGAAGACGTTCTAACAAGAACCGAAGTTTTAGAAGTTTACGAAAAGTATTATAAGTTTACTGTAAAAACAAATGAAAGTGGTGACTTTATGATAATTGGAGCACCGCTAGGTATTCAAACCTTAGTTTTAGATTTAGATTTATCAAACATAGGTTGTTTTTCATTAAGACCTGCTGATTTAATTAGGTCAGGTCTTGCAACTGCAGAACAATTTGATGGAGACCAATTTAAATCATCAACAGATTTAGATTCATTACCACAATTAGTTAATATCAAACAAGATATTGAAGTAACTTCTTTTTGGGGTGAAAATGAAATATGTAATATTGGTATAACAAGAGCTGACTTTGATTTAAGAGAATTTGGAATTGATATTAAACCTCACGCGGTTTTTATGGGCTCTATATTTTCAACCGCGGACGAAGACTTTTTGAAGACTAACTGTAAACCTAAAAAAGATTCAGGTAATTTATGTGATTTAGTTACAGGTGCGGGTAGCATTTTAGCCATTAGACAAACAATTAACTATGATGTTGATGGTAGACCTATTTTAGAGCAGTTTAGTTTACCTGAGGGTGGTAAAGTGATAGATGACGACGGTACATGGTTAGTTGAGGTACCGATGAACTTGGATTATGTTACAACAAACGAGTTCGGAGAGCAAATTTTATCTAATGACCCATCTGTCGGTATACCAACAAAGGCAAAGTACCGTTTTAGAATACAATATCAAAACGAAGATGGATTAGAAAATAATATTTTAAGGGCAGATTATTTAGTTCCAAATATTAAAGAATGGGGATGGACAGGAAGTAACCCACCCGCGGGTTCATCGGCACAACTTCAATCTTATGCATTTAGTTTAGATTGGAATGATTACGGTGATAGTAGTACAACAATTGGTCAACAAATGATTAATGAAGCAATTAATTGTGAAGACAGATTCTATGAGTTTAACTATAATAAAGTCTATACGATTGCTAATTTTTTAGACAGATGGAAATGGGGGTTCAATAGAAGTAGACATTTAGGTATCAAAGAAATTACGGATAGAGGGTGTACCACAACAACAAATAGATTTCCTGTAAATGACGGTGTAAAAAACTTTGACTTCATATTTTTCTTATTCAATTTATTAATTACTATCCTTACACCTGTATTTGTTGCGTTAATACCGGTTCTTCACGTTTTAGCATTAGCATGGCCAATATTAAAGTGGGTTATTGCTATTATGTTTCCAGCATATCTTATATTTCAAGCCGTACAATATGCTATCGCGGCCGCAGCGGCATTCCCAGCGGTAGGTTTAATTGTGGTTAATGCTTTAGTTGCTGTTATATTAGCTGCCGCCGCAGTTTTATTTGCGGTAAAAGTTGCTCCCATGTTGGTTAAATTTAAGTTTAAAGGAATAACATTACCGATGATGTCATATCCTGATTGTGAGGCGTGTCCTTGTGATATGGACGATTTACAGATGGACGATGTCCAAGGTAATATTTTTGGAGGTGGAGGTAATCAACAGGCAAAAATAGGTAAGTATACTGTAAACAGTAGAACTAGTGGTTCCATTCTAGCGGACACAAACTCAAATCAACTATTTCTTAGTGCACCAAACACCAATCTTTGTAACTTTGATTCAAATGGGGACCAAATAATACAATCAGGTTACCCAACATATTTCTGTACTATAGACCCTGAAAGTTATTCGGGTAGTGAAAACAAAAGAAACACGAAGTATCAAGCAGATAGTTTCGGTATTAGATACGGTATGGCAGGATACCCAACAGCACCTGAAGTGGGAATGCCTGTGGTTACTAAGTTTTCCGAAGATAAGTACTTCCCAAATAGAGATGTAACGTTATCTCAATCTTTTAATTTAGCAAACCTTAGAATAAGATATTTTGATACGACAGCACCAAATATCATTAAGACAACGATTAATACTAACAACCCACCAATTTATGATAACATAATGATGTTGATTGTTGACCAAAATACTATTTCTCAAATGACATCGGGTAGTTTGGTTACTTTTACTAATCCTGACAATATAAATGATATTAATATGACTGGCGCATCGGTTACAAACCAATTCGGTAGTAATTCAATTACAGGTAGTACACAAGCATCAACCACAGTACAAATCACTTACATAAATCAAAATGGAAACCCACAAACGGTTCAAGTACAGATAACAGGAAACACAGATGGAAAAGAATATCTTTATAAAACGGGTATAGAATATTTCCAAGTGGTTACAGGTATGACTTTAAATAATTTGGATTTACTGACAAATGGAATTAAGTTAAACAACCAACCAAACCCTAACTCACAACTTGATACTACAAATATAATTAGAAAGTATATTTTAAATAAATTACAAAGAATAACATACGAAGATAACTCAGGTTCAGGAGATAACGGACAATTTAGAAATGAAGTAATAAACCCACTTACTATAATGGGTGATAGTTGGAAAAATTTAGAAATTGTGTTTTTAGTAAGGGGTGTTGACCCTTATACCGATACACAAAATATCGAATATGATTTATCAAGACTATTTGGTTATAGTTTTGGACAAGGACCAAAAGTTTCAGGACAATTCTATATGAATATACCAATTCAACCAAACTCAGGTTCTGGTACTTGGTGGTATGATAGTAAAACTCCTGAATCACACAACGTCACTTATCCCACATCAAAACTATACCATCAGACATTCAATTTTAATACAGGTACACAATTTAGTTCAGTTACATCTAATAATATTAGATATTATTCATCTTTAGATAAATCTACTAACACCATTACTGCAAATGGTGGATTTCCTTTATCAACATACACTGCAAGTGGTTTAGGTATTGATGATAATGGAAACGGAACACAACAGATAAGATTCTACGGGACATCATATCAGGGAAGAGTTGAAGGTGGGGCTTTAATGGCATCAAGCAACAGTGTTAGTAACAACACGATTACCTCATTCAGTAATTATAACGGTAGATTATATAGTCCTGTTTATGGTTCAATTTCTTATACCATACCATCAGGGGCGAACCCTAAATTACTATTAAGGTCAGACAGATTACCAACTTCAGATGTACAACAAACATTTGGTACTCGCTCGATGTTACTCCACCAAAATGATAAGTTTGCTATCTATATCTACAACAGTAGCGGACCATCGACTGTATTTTCGGTTACTGCGACTGACACCACAAATAATGCTCAAGACTTTGGCCCTGATGGGCCACAAACTACTGCGAGCAGCGTGTTATCCACTTTTGATTGTGCAGGAATGGTACCTTTAGATTGTTATCAAGTTGACACAACGACTAATACGTTTAGTGTTTTATCACCATGTACTCAAAATCAAGACCCAGTAAGAATTAAATCAGGGTGTTACCAGTTTATTCAAAAACCATACGTGGCTAATATTACTAAAGATTTAGAAAATTTCTCAGAGTGGAAAGCAAGATTTAGAATGATGTTTGGTGCGTGTAGAGGTATTTTCTCACACGTTTTTCAAAATAATTGGGTCAATGGAACACTATATATGTTTTCGTTTAAAAAACAAACAATAGTATCAATTTTAGGTCAACCAAAAAAATACAAGTATTGTGGTACATACGAGAGTAATGTTAGACCAGGACAAGGTCCAATTTATTATACATCAGGTTCAACTAATTCGTTCTTTTATCGTTCAACACCTTACAATGGTACAAATTTCGTTGGACAAATACCAAAACAAGGTTCATACTTAAATCCAACACCCGTTCCTGTTGATTTTGGAGGCGCAAACGATAGAAACATCATGTTCCCAACTACAATCATGGACTTAGGACCAAGGGACGAGTTTTCTTTTGAAATTTGTGCAAACCCTAATCTTCAAGGATATTTGGTAGATACATTAAAATCTACATCATTTAATGATACGTCAGATTTATTACAGTTATTTATAATATCTCGTTTGATTAATACAAACTTCTTAGGTGCTTTATTAGGTTTAGGTGACGCATCAATCAATAAAATGTTTTCAAGAAGTGACGATAGATTGGATGGTGATTTAACACAACTATTTAGTATTAATTCTGAATATGGTGTTGAAGGATTTAGTGAAGATGAATACGATGGAGTAAATGACATTTATATTGCAACCTCAGGACCTGCAACCTTAGGGGTATTCTTTACATCTAGTACCGAGAACAGAGTAGAATTATCACCTGGAGTTACAACATTTACACCACAACTCACCAATTTATTTGGATATCCTGGCACACAAGAAGTACCATTCTACCAGTGGCAACTAAACCAACAACAAGTACCGACTATTTTTGGTTCAGATATAAATGATTGGAATACAAACTTGATAGGTGGAGGTTTTTACAAACAAAAATATCAAGGACTAAGTTTCAAATATAGTTCACTTTCACAATATTTTAACAATTTAACCACAGGTCAAAAAGGGTTTATTTATAATTCTAACGCGTCGGGTAATGATATTACTTTTCCTCCTGGGCAATCAAATAGTTTCTTAGTTGGTGCACCATACCATTTTTATTTTGGATTAAATAAAGGTAAAAGTTCAATTAACAGATACATAACAAAATATATTTTGAATCAAGATGTCTAATGAAAATGAAATATTAATTGTTTTAGGTTCAAAACAATTTGCCGGAAACACCGACAAGGATATTTGGATTCAACCGCCTCTTATTGGAGACATGAGAACTATGGTTGAAGGTGATAGGTCTTTAACTATTAATTTAGCCCAACAATTTGACACAGAAAGACAAACAAGTGATGTGTTTAGAATTTCAGGTAAAATTACAAATGTTTTTCGTAACGTAATATCAGGTGCCTGTTCATATACACCATTTAAAAATATACTTTATTATACTAATGCTATTGCAAATGCCACATCGAACTTAATACCCGGGTCTAACGTAGATTGGGAAGGGTATCCTCAATTTGATGAATTTACTTTTGTTAGATATAGTGCCATTACAGGCCACAGAAACTTCATAACAAAAAGTGCTAGTTCATATAATTGGATGTTAAATTTAACCTACCCTTTTAGTAGTGATACGACACAACCAATGGCATATACAAATGAAAAATACGGAGTTACAGTAAACTTCACAGCCTCTGACGGTATACCATTTGTAATTGATACAGGACAAGTTGATGGTAAAAATGTTGTGTACTTTTATTGTGGAACCAAACATAATTTAAGTGTTGGACAATGGGTAGAGTTAGAAATACCTTTAGTACCGGGTGGTTTAGGAGGTAAAAAACTGTATCAAGTTTTTTCACTTGGTGATGGTACATATCGTTCGGAAGAAACTGTATTTACAATATTTAATCTGAAATTTCCAGTAAACCAAACAACAACAGGATTTTATGGTACATTTAAAAGAGTGTCAAACATTGTAAATAGTGGTGAAACTAAATCAATTTATTATGTAAGATTACATAAAGTAATAGCAGAACACAAAGACTTTGTTATAAATCAAGCCGGTTTTGAAAATAATCCTTTCAGTACTAAGACAAAATTAGAATATTCAGCTTTAACACCAAACAACACACAAAGAATTTCAGTTAAAGAAGGTACTAAAACATTTAGTTTCACACTAAACAAAGATATATCTATAAATGGTTATAAAGATAATAATGGAAAACCAATAACCGAATTATTTTTAACCACAACCCAAAGAGGGTATATGGGTTGGTTTAATCCACCTGCGATAAACGCTAATAATAATCAAACGGCAATTGACATTGGTTGGGGATTTAACATTTTAGTGAACACTGTTGATAGTTGGTGGGACCATTTCAATACAACAAATAAAGATATTATTCCATTAAATTCATACGAACAACCACAAGGTAGTGGTCAGTACTTTTATTATAATGATTTTTTAAGTAATGGTGATATTATAAAAGGTGATTTTTGTGAGTATAACTTTATTGAACAACAGGAGTACGTTTTATCACCGATGTATCATAAATATTCTTTTAATAATTCATATTTCTTAGATAATTCACCGGTAAATTTACCAAGTGGATATCTTTATGAACCACATGCGTCAATACCTATTAGAGTATTTAGTGATTATTTAGAATTTGGTTCATCAACCAATACAGATAATATACCAACATATGCTTGGTTCTCTGAATATGAACAAACATTCTTTTGGAGGGATATCTATTCATATGGATTTATAGACTCAGAGGGTTTAGGTGTGGACTACCCTTTTGTAAATGGCGCTCATTACCCGTTCAAATCAGTTTTGTTTTTACAGAAACCAATACAGAAACAAGAATTTGTAACAACAATCATAAACGACCTATTAGTAGACGACTGTGAATAATAACTATTATAGATTTACTCTTAATCCTAACGATACCGAAATCAATATTCCTATTGAGATTACTTTTGATATGGAAGGTAGAGAACAAGCTGTTGAAGAATTTGAAAAAACTGCAGTACAAAAAGTTTTGAATGGTATTGAAGATTTTGAAATTGGTAGATTTGCCCATGCTCCGTGGGACACTGACCCCGATAAAACTGAGATAAATTATACCTTTAATTTCTTTAATCCTAATTTACCTACGGACTTTATTGTAAACCCACCATCAGCAACAGATTGGTTAGACGACTATGAATATGCAACATTTACAAATAATGAGATTTATTACTTCTCAAACGCATTCAAGGGCTCATTCTTCAAATTAGATTTCTATGATAGTAAAGTTAATGAAAGTCAAAAAATATTGTTTAGTGTTATCTTACCTACACAACAAGGTCAAAAAGAAACAGGGACAATAGGACCACCACTTAATCCGACTACAGTCATGGTTAAAAAACCAAAATACATTTTAGATTATACAGGGCAAGATAAAGAAGGTTTCTTTTTTTATTGGTTGAAGAATCAAGATTATATTTCACAAACTGAGTTTTTTATGTCTTGTAAATTCTTTAATGCTAAAAAAGGTCAGTTCGTTAGAATGATTAACGAACCCCAATCTAACTTCGTAGGTCCAAATCAATTTAATTTTAATAAAGAAATATACTTTTATTATAAAGTAACTTTTGATTATAGTAGTTATGAATATAAGGTATATAGAGAAACTCCTGGACTTGTAAGAGTAGGGGTCGGTCAAACAGCCTCAGAGGCTATAACTTGGTATGAATATATTAACCCATAATGGAATCAGAAAAATTTAGTATAAAAATATCACCAGAAGTATTAAATGGTGATTTGTTTGCTTCTGTTTATACGGCTTCTACAATATACAATTTGCCTCAAAATGGGATACCAACCTCATCAACACCATTTACCGCGATTACTCAAGACTACGTAGTTTATTCAGGTATGTCAGAAATTTTAAGTGGAGGGACAAATGGAGACTCACTACTTACAGGTTTAACAATACCCGTTTTTTTTACACAAACTTATAATGATATAGGTTATTATTCAGAGTTTGATGGGTTAATGTACCAAAAAGATATTGTTACAAATTTTTTATATTCAGGCGATGATACTACTAATTTATTTTCAGTTAGCCTTTATAATACATCGGGGGACTTTACAGAAAGTTATCTAGATTTTACAACATTTAGTGTTGATTGGGGTGACGGTAGTACATCTCAAATATTAACAACTTCACAACAAAATCACGTTTATACCAATCCAGGTAATTATGTAATTACTTTATCAGGCGCAAATCCTTGGGGGGTGACTACGGTTTCTAAACCTATAACCATACCATTATTACCGGCATTTGTACCAAACCCTAATGGTACTATAGTATTTACACCACAAGGGGGGAATTGGACTAATATACCTGTGTCATCAGATTATATTTTTCCACTTGATTCTAATATTAGTGCGACATATCAAGCATCTTCTAACTGGACAACAGTGCCATTTGTCGTATCAGGTTATACTAAATCTAAAATACAAGACTTAAAAAGATATGGACCTGACCCTTTTACTGTGGGTTATGTTTTTACAAAAAACAATCAATTTTACGGACAAATAGATTCTATACAAAACGAAATTACAGGTTATACTATTGAGAACATCACATACTTTGATTTACCGGATGGTAAAACTTTTTATGTTATGAATAGTGATGGTTTAAAGGTAAGTGATTTAAATGTTTCTGTTATTACTAAAAACGAACAATTGTTAGATTTTGTAATGGCACCACAAATACAGACAGACATTTATGTTGAAAGAGGAAAATATAGTGCGTTTGAGGTTTTGGAAAGATTAGGTGAAGTAGACAATATAGGTGATTTAGAACAATATGGATACGGGTTCTTCAAAATTAATAACGCATAAAAAATACAGATAAACTATTTATAAAATAAAAAAATGGCATTAGGAACATATGGTATTGTAAGACCCTCAGATGTATCACCAGCCGACGTTGATATAATTTTACACTATACTCCAAGTAGAGATGTGACAGATAACTTTTTACTTAAAAAGTTAAATTCACAAAGTATATTAACACCATACTTTCATAGTGCAGATACTGGTGGTAATACAGGTGTTGAGGTACTTGGTGGTTTATATAATTTGAAACTACCGGCAAGTGAATTTAATAAAAAGGGAATTTATACTTTATATATAAAACCTGCAGAAATAAGAACTACAATTACAGATTGTGGTGTTTTATCGGCACTACCTAATGTTAAAGGTATTATCATTGATATTAACCAAGTACCTGCTCAATTCAGAAATAAATTCACAAATCAAGGGTTAGTAGGGTTTAGAGTGGAATACTTAAACCAAGATGGAAGTAAAATACCTAATTTTTATAGAATTATTACATCATCTTTTTTCTGTGAACCTGTAGTTACCGAACAAGTAAACTCATCACAAAAAACAATAAGATATCGCTATGTTGATGCTGGTAGCGATTTAGTATTTTGTACTTTATCACCATCATCATCACCTACAAACAAACCAACGTCAACACCTTTTATAGGTCAACCTAATCAAAATATTATCGTTTCAAATACATTCTTCAATCCGATAACAATTGATATTCAAATGGCAGATTACGATTTAGATACAATGGCAATTGCTCTTTATGGTAATCAAACTAAGAGTATGGAAGATGGTATTTACACATTATACGATAGTAATAATAATATTTACAAACAATACAACTTGTTTGAGGTTAGGGATAACTTTAATGAACTACTTTATGAAGTTAGACAAGATAGGGGAGCTAACATAGATTTCAGTAAAAACTTTACAAATATTATTACTTAATGGCAAATAAAATTTTCTTCCCACCTATTGGAACCAATACTTTCGCAGATAATATTGTCGGTGTTCAAATTACCGATGGTGGTGGTTTAACGCAAGGAAATTTTCAATTTACATCTGCAATATATGAAAAATCAAATAGAAAATTTGATACGGGTGTTTTTTCAGAAGGGTATACTTTAGAAAATCTTAAAATTGATAACATTGAACAGGCAAAAAGAATTATTGAAAAAAACTTTAAGGTTTATCCTAATTATGATTTATCGGAAGTAACGAGTTTTTCTCTATATGGTTCGTTGGCTAAAAGATTGTCCGCATCGGCGATTAAAATAATCAATAATTTTCCAGCTGCGATTGAAATAATGGCTCGACATCAATCAGGATTATTTGTTGGGGATACGGCATTTAATATTACATATGACAGTGTTGAAGACGAAACAACATTTGATATGAATAGTGCTTTATTTAGAAATCCATTTGAAGTTGATTTTTCTGTAAATGCAAGAAGAAATATTGAGGTAAAACCATTCCCTATACATCCTATTAGGGCACTAACTTCGGAGTTTGAAAACTACGCTTTGTATTTTGATACACTGGATGTTGAATATCCATTGACAGATTTTACACCGACGATAAGTATGTCAGGTGGAAATGTTACATTAACTGTACTTGGAAATCCTTTTAGTGGTTTAACCGCCACAACAGCTTCACTTATATTAAAACCTAACAACACTAAGACACAAGAAATATTTAATGATGCATTTGATGAGGTTGAAAAATTTCTTTTAAATCAAAATACCTCACCAAAATATACTGCTAAATTTTCTTATCCTGATTATGATGATAATGGTGTATTAACATTGTATAATAGAAAAGTAACTTGGACATTAAGTACATTTTGGAACCTCGATATCAGTAGTAGTAGATTCAACAAATATTTGGATGAACTTCAATTGATTGCTGAAAAGTTAGATGAATATAAAACAAATCTTATAAGTAGATTTTTAATAACGGGGGCATTCAAAGAATTTGATACAACGGACCAAAAAATAGAAAAAGTTTTACAAATTTATGGTAGAAGTTTTGATGAGGTTAAAAAGTTTATAGACAGTTTAGCATACGTTAATTCAGTTAACTACCAAGTAGGAAACGATATACCATCTCAATTATTATCAAACTTAGCGCAAACATTAGGTATTAATCCTAATATTTCACCTATCACAAATGAAGGGTTTTTAACATCAGTTTTTAATCCAACACCACAACAGATTTATCAAGGACAAAAAAACACACCAACACCAACAGAACTTAATTACCAATATTATAAAAATTTAATATTGAACGCAGCTTACATGTTCAAAACAAAAGGAACAAGACAATCCTTAGAATATGTGATGAGATTTATAGGCGCACCTGATGCGTTAGTCGAGTTCAACGAAATAATTTATGTTGCTGATACTAAAATCAACGTTAACAAATTTAATCAACAATATGCTCAGATTTCAGGAGGTACTAAATTTGAGACAACACCTAGTTTAGATAACAGTAATATTTTTAGTATTCAAGGTGTAACATATACGGGATACACTAGTAGTGGTGTAATCAAATTTATTAATACGACACTCGATGACTACGGTGTTGATTCAGATGGATATCCTAAAAGTCCACAACAAACACAAGACAACTTCTTCCAAAAAGGAGCAGGTTGGTTTGAAAAAAGCCCAAAACACCGTTCAGTAGAAACTGTTGATGTGGCAAATTCACAATTCACGGGTTCGAATCCATATCTGATTACAGAAGTTGCTCCGTTTAATTTTGGACAAGAGTATATGAATACTCTTAGAAAGTTCCCTGATATGAATGTTGGATACACATTAACAAGGGTATCTGATAATCAAAAATCTTGGCCTGTTAATCAAGTAGGGACACGTAAAAATAATTCAAATTTCAACGGTGTTGATTATTCAGTGAATGACGATAAGTTAGTAATTAACTCTAAAAACATAGAGTTATATATGAATATGGGACAAGGTATTACATACGACGTATGGGATATGTCTGTGAAATATAATTACCCAATACCTAATTCAGGACTTACCGCTCCTTACCCTTATCCTGGTGATATAGATTGGACTATAATAAATCCAAAACCAAAAGAAAAAACATTCTTTGAGTTTGCACAAACTTTCTACAACAACTTTATCAATGTGAGAAATAGACAAACAATATTTGATGGTAAAACAGGAGGGTATCCAACTTTACAATCTATATATTGGAAATATTTGCAATCACAACAAACGGTAGGTATTCCATCAAATGAATACACCTACCAAAAAATGATTGACTTTACTTTGGGTATTGGTGATTACTGGCAAAGATTGTTAGAACAAGTAGTTCCTGGTACAACATTGTGGTTAACAGGTCAAAAAATGGAAAACTCTATTTTCCACAGACAAAAATATGTTTGGAGAAGACAAAGAGGTTGTCAGTTTATTCCTGTTGATTGTGTTCCTTGTAGATACACAGGACAACCATTCGCTTACGACTGTATAGACCAAACTCTTCAGTGTAGTTTGATTTTAGATGGTGCAAATGTTTTACAGACACTATTGGCGTCCCAACTTAGCACTAGTGGATATACACAAAATCAGTGCGATTTAAATAGTATAGTATCTAATTGGTATGTTGATTGCCGTTTGGATAATCAAGTGTTAGTACAATCTCAATTCTACACAGGATATGGTATAAATGATTACCCAACCCAAACACAATTATTAAACGCATTAGATACAGAACTAGAAGAATTATACCAACACGGGCTAAACTATTATTTTGCTGGTAATACGTTAATTGTGAGTAATTCAACATGTTATGATGATTTTACAAATAGTACTTTATCATTAAACATAGGTTTAGATATTGATATAAATTGTACACCATCTTCCGCAACACCAACTCCAACTCCTACACCAACTCCTACACCTACACCTACGGCAACACCATCGTATGTGAATGCAATTTTCAATTTTGGTGCACCAATTACCTCAACACCTAATAATGTTAGTTTTGTGTTTAGAATAAATGGTGGTTCTTGGGTATATATTAATAACCAAACTGTAGGAAACAAACCTTCATCAACTCAATTGTATAACACATACCTTAATTCATTTATTACTGGAGATATACTTGAATTTGGTATTTTAAATACTTCAGGTAATAATGTGACTTTCGGACTTGGTAATAACTCAGGTATATATACAGGTTATTGTGGATTAATTTCTTACTACACTTATACTATACCAAGTACAAACTTTGCTCTGTACATAAACATACAAGACACTGGAAGTGGATATGTAATTTGTTAAAATTAATTAAAGAATGGCTTGTGTTTCAGGATTAACGAATGGTGTTTATAGTTATATTGATTGTTGTGGTATACCAAGATATGGTGCATCAGTAGGTGAAAGTATATGTTTAGATGAAACTTATACTGGTTCATCCTCCGGTGTTTATATCGCGACAGGGCAAACTTGTACCCAAAACTGTAATCAAGGACCATTAGGGTATAGTTTTATAGTGTCGGGTGTTTGTTCAGCAGCGACAGGTTCAGTAATATTTTCACCTTTTGGTGGTACACCTCCTTATACGATTGATAACATTACACCTGGTAGTATATCAGCTCAAACATCATTTGGTCAAATTACATTTACGGGATTAACTGGAGGTACCTACGTATTTAGACTCAATGACACATTAGGGTTACAAAATAACGAATTATATATTAATGTTGCGGTTACACCTTGTTTTGAGGCTAATATTATAAACGCTAGTGGAACAACTTGTGGAGACACTAACGGTTTTTTACAAGTCACAGGAACCACAACAGGTTCACCTTATACGATACTATTTTATAAAGACGGAGTTTTACAGAGCGTCGATACCACAAATACATTACCATTCGATTATGATAGTTTAGGTGATGGTATATATTATGCAACTATTATTGATAATGGGGGTGCTAGCGCTAACACTGAAAATGCGGTAATAAGTGCGAGTACATCAGTCGATTTTGGTTTTTGGGTTGTAGATACGTCAAACTGTACAACTAACTGGGGTAAATTAGCGGTGACAGGTATTACAGGAACTGGACCATATACGTATTTGTGGAATAACGGAGAAACAACACAACTTATTACGGGATTAACACAAGGAATTTATTCTTGTACTGTTACAGATTCTTTAGGATGTGAAACAACTAAGTCGCAAACCGTTGGGGTTGCAGCACCATTAGGACTGTCATTTTTAAGTGCGGTCCAACCTACATGTTTTTCATCAGATGGTTCATTAACATTTACAATAAGTGGAGGTTCACAACCACTATATTTCTCCGCAACATCAAGTCAAGTTGGGTATACCCTATCAGATACATTTACATTATCTGGTCTACCATCAGGAAATTACAACGTCTTAGTTAGGGACGCAAATTTCTGTCAAATAGTAGTTAATGGAAATTTACTACCACCAAACGGATTTAGTGTGGTTGGGACTACGGTGACAAATTCATCTTGTAATATAACTAACGGTTCAATTGATGTTAGTATTGCAGGTGCGAACGCTTTTTATACGTACTCACTTTCGGGGTTAACTGGTAATACAATTCAAACAAATACATCACAAAACCAATCTTATAGTTTTAATAATCTTCAAAACGACACATACTTACTAACCATAAGTGGTAGTGGTACACAATGTGTATATACAGAAACTATTACTTTAAGTTCTACCGAAAAGTTTCAAATTAATGTATCAACCACAGGTTCAACTTGTGGTCAAACAAATGGGACTGCTGATGTTTTGTTATCAACGGGATACACATTACCATTAAATTATGTTTTGAGTAATGGTAATCAGATACTAAATACAACTTTAACTTCAACAACATATAATAATTTATCAAGTGGTTCTTATACTATAACAATAACTGATAATGACGGATGTTCCGTATCTACAGGATTTACTATTAGTAGTGGTGGAAGTTTATTAACAGGAATAAATACTACAAACTGTACAAATGGTAACAATGGAAGTGCCTCAGTTGTAATTTACGACGGTGAGCCACCATTTAGTTATTTATGGTCAAACGGTAGTACTGGTTCGTCAATAAGTAACCTTTCATCTGGTTTATATGATGTTACAATTACATATGCATCGGGATGTACCGACACACAATACTTCACATTAAATTGTACTGGAAACCTCATCAATAATTACCAAACATTTAATCTTTGTGCAAATACGTTTACAACAACAAGCGGTAACCAAAGAGGTATGTTGGAAATGTTAAATGAAGGTTATTTAGATATTACTTCGGGTTATACTAATTGCACATTCAACTCTGCTATTTTTACTTGTGAAATAATAGTTAATGGTAGTGCGTTTACTGAAACATTCTACACAGCAACAACCCTTAATGATGTTCCACAAGACACTTTGTGGCAATCAACAATTGAATCAATACTTTCAGGTATAACTGAAATACAATCATATCAAATAGATTTATTGAACAATACTTTAACTATTACGTCTGATTGTGATGGTGATTACGACCCACTTGCGGATGCTGATTTTAGTTTAGGTTTAGAAATCGTGTATGACGTTACTTGTTCAGGTTATTTATTCCCAACGCCAACACCTACTGCAACACCTACCGCAACACCAACACCTACGGCTACGCCAACACCAACACCAACACCTACCGCAACACCTACCGCAACGCCGACACCAACACCAACACCTACCGCAACGCCGACACCTACACCTACTGCGACGCCTACTCCTACGCCGACCGCAACTCCGACCCCAACACCTACGCCAACGCCAACACCGGTATACTATAATCTTCAATTAAGTATAACAAATGAGACTGCAACATTAAGTACTTTCAATATATCATATAGTGTGGATAGTGGTTCAACATGGAATTTATGGCAAAATACAACAACAACAAATCATCCAACATATACTAATTTTGGTGGGTTAACATTCTTACCTGGCACTGATGTTGAAATAGCATTAACGAATAGTTCAGATAATGATATTTCTTTTGGTGTTGGATTTATTCCATTATTGAGTGTCGGTGATTATACTTCACTTTGTGGTAAATCTAACCCATTAATTGTACCAACAATAACTGGTAATACTAGTTACTATTTAAATCTCGCAGTTTCAGGAGCAACTTATGTGAGTTGCCCATTGCCTACACCAACGCCAACGCCAACGCCAACTGCGACACCTACACCTACGGCAACACCAACTCCTACACCAACGCCAACGCCAACTGCGACACCAACACCTACACCTACGGCAACACCAACTCCTACACCAACGCCAACACCAACTCCAGGGTATCTCGCAAGATTTCCATCAACAACATGGGTTGATTCAAGTGGAGGTCAATGGGCAACACCACAAATACAGTCAGGTAATTTGAACTATGCAGGAGCACCTAATGAAACGTTAACAATAAGATTTACTTTACCTAATTTGATAAGATTTTCAGGTGGTTCATCAATCAACGGAGTATTATATGATGAATATAGTGCAAACACTTTTACCGTTACTACTAACGGTTCAGGTACAGGAACATTATCATTCGTAACAAGTGCAAACACTACATCGTCAACATTCGGTCAAAAAGTTGCTTTATTTGAAATAATTGCGTCTTCATCCGGTTCTACCATAAATCCTGCTAGTGGTTCTAATAGATTATTATATAGGTACACTAATCCTATTTTTGGAGGTAGACCTTGGATTGGAAACAATGTAATTTCAGCAACTACAAGTGGGGATGCGTGTAATAATATAGCGTATGAAACGATATATAGAATCGACACATTTAGTATTCCACCAAACGTAGGAGCCAATGTTTATTCTGGTGACACAGGTACAAACCTTGTTAATGGAGACAACAAATGGATTGCAATTACTTATCCTACCGCTCCAAGTGATGAATTAGGTAATTATAATACTAAATATGTAATCCAAGTTGATGCCTCAGGTGTGATAACAAATATTCAAACTTGCCCATAATGCCATCACAACTAATCATATCGGGGGAGACGGGAGGAACACCTCCTTATCAGTTTTATGTATGTGACCAATATATGAATAACTGCTTCTTGTTGGGACCAACAGGTGGTACATTTACATTAAATGCTTTTTTTTCAACTGCTCAAGTATTACTTATAAAAGTTGTTGACAGTACTGGATGTATGACATTCAAACTTGTATACTGTCCATTCGATACGTTCTTTATATTAACTGAGACAGGTCTCATAATAACCACAGAAAGTGGTGATAGTTTAGTTTGGATATAAATGTTAATTACAATTACAGGTATAACAAGCGGAAGTAGTCCATATAACATATACATATGTGATTCAAATAACACTGCTTGTTTTTATGTAAGTGGAGTGACATCAATACCACCTTCAGTTGTGATAGATACTGATAATTTTTTTCCTAATGCACCTGCGGTGTATCTTAAAATTTTAGACGGTACTTTATGTGAGAAATTATATTTATTAGAATGTGGAGTATATAACTTCCAAGACACTAATATTTTTATTTTTATGGACGGTAATATTAATGTCTTCCAATAATTATTTCCACAATATTTATAAAGTGATATGCCAACTTATAATAGACTAACCGACAGAACCCTAGCCACGGGTGTAACTCTTACTGATTTAATTCACATAGTAATTACTGGTGACACCTCTCAAAACGCTGCAGGGTCATCTTATAAAGCAACGATTGCCCAATTAGCAAGTATTCTAACCGGTGCTACGGGTACTGCAGGAACTGCAGGAACTTCAGGAACAAATGGTACTAGTGGTGCAAACGGAACTTCAGGTACGAATGGTACTAGTGGAGTTGGAACTAATGGTACTTCTGGAAGTTCAGGATTGTCGGGTACAAATGGAACGTCAGGTACTAGTGGTAGTTCAGGTATTGATGGTACGTCTGGTTCTTCTGGCTCAAGCGGAATATCGGGAACATCTGGTT